AACCACCAAGGTGATTCATACCCGGCACAGCCCAATAGACTGAGGTTTGTACCACGATAAACCTTGTTAGTCGATGCTGACCGAGGTGCATTGAACTTGCCACCCTTCCAAGGCTTCTGCCAAGGGACTATTCCATCTTTCAGAAAGCCCAGAATCCTGTCATTGATTCTCTTGCATATTTGATTGTATTTTGCTTTATTCACTTCTAACTCCATGTTTGATTGATATCGGCTAATTCCGACACCACAATATACAAAGATTACAACTGTTTCCAATAACATATTTACATATAATGATATATAAATAGGCTTCACGACAAGGAATTTAACAATATTTGCAGGGTTTGTACCAATTGCCAGAACATTTACTTATATATAGAGAAGAGATTCCAATCCGTATCAGCGACCAAGGGGGAGAGGGGAGGATAAGTGTATATCCCTATGCATCGCCCACCATCTAAGGATGCACAGCGAATACAGGGTCATGGGGGGTCATTTGTATAACAATTTAGGTAATATGTTATGGTGTTTCTCGTCGAGAGAAGGTTGGATACCCTATTATATGGTCACTCTCAGTCATCATGGCATGGATTCAGGATGGCTCACAGTCGGTGACACCTGTGCATAAATAAATAAATGTCTCGTCGGTGACCACCCAGTCGGTGGGGTCGGGGGTCTCGTCATCTATATAGTCCCCATTGTTATATTTCAGGTAAAATAAACAGGTTGACAAAGATTACAGATAATGTGTAAGATAGAGCATGATAAAGTTCGCTATCGGTTTCGTTTTAGGTTTTGTCTTCGCATTTTTAGTATGTGGAGCAGCCTTAATGGCAAAGGATGAGCGAGATTTAAAGAGAAGGCGACTCCGTAATGAGACGGGAGCTTTTTGGCATAATAAAAAAGAGAGGTACAAGTGACATTAAATATTAAAGAGATAGTTGAGATAGGTAAGGAAGATGGTTTTTGCGAGCATATTAACACGGAGTATCAGCCGGAGGAAAAGGACACAAATGTTGTAGAGGGTTTAGTGTGTACAGATTGTGGTAAGGATTTAGAGCCACCGGAGCCAGATTGGGATTTAGAGTTACACAACAGTCCCTTGGGAGCAGGTTTTGCTCATAAGGACATAAAAGAAGGTTAGTAATGGTAAAATTATTAAAGACGAGTGAGTTATGTGAATTTCTTGGTGTATCCCGTCAGTGTATATATAAGTGGCGTAATCAGGAGAATCCGATACCGACAGCTATTAATAATACGAATGGTGGCGGTAAGTTAATCAGGTATAAATTAGAAGATGTAATGGTATGGTTAAACAGTAATGGAAAAGAAGAGAGAGCCAAAGTTTTACGCCAAGAAGAGGACTAAGTCTGGTCGTTATATTACGATAGCGGAAGCAGCTACCAGACAGGAGTTGATTGAGCGTATTAAGTCAGATAGTAACACATACAGAGAAAGAGAGAGGTACAAAGATGGCAAAGAGATACTTTGACACAGATATATGGAAGAAGAAGTGGTTTCGTAGTTTATCCCCGAAGTATAAGAGTTCATGGTGGTATTTGATTAGTCAGTGTGACCATGCTGGATTTTTTGACCCAGATATAGACATAATGAGTATATTTGTAGGTGAAGAATTGGATGAGACGGAGTTAATGGAAACATTTTCAAGCAGGATTGAATATTTGGATAATGGTAAATGGTTTATACCGAAGTTTATACAATTTCAGTATAAAGTGTCGCATCCTGATGAATTGAATTTAAGTAATAGAGTGCATAAGTCCGTCTATGAACGCATAGAAAAGTATAGTTATTTGTTTAGACCCATCGATGACCCTACCAAGGGTCATGTAAGGGTCATGCAAGGGGCATCCAAAAAAATGGAAGGGTCTAAAGACAAAGATAAAGATAAAGTCTTTAATACTAAGATTAAACAAATAAAAAGAAAGGTGTTTAAAATTCCAACTGAAAATGAAGTAGTTAAATATTGCAAGGAAAGAAGTAATTCGGTTAATGCTAAAAAGTTTATAGCTTTTTATGAATCTAAGGGTTGGATGGTAGGCAAGAACAAGATGAAGGATTGGGAAGCTGCTGTTCGTTCTTGGGAGCAGGCAGAGCAGAACAACAATAGTTCCATAAAGGGTTCGAGCAGGGCATTCGTACAGGAATCGGATAAGCAGAGGGAACGTGATTTCTAAATACAAATTCAGACCACACAGGGGTAAGCAGACGGAGTTTTTAAAATCTACTTCGAACTGGATATTCTACGGTGGAGCGAGGGGTGGTGGTAAATCACTGATGCTGGCATGGAAGGCAGCGTTAGTGCCGAGGGCATACCATTATGAGCGTTTAAGGCGCAGGATAGAGCCAGAACAGGTAGAAGTTTTAAAAGCCGAAGGTAAATCTGTTAAAACGGTTGTAGATGCTGTATCGATTGATTTTGCTGATTACATTGGAATTTTGATGAGGAGGACATTTCCCCAGTTGGAAAGGAACTTGAAGCCGGAATGTGATAAGTTGTATAAGCTGTACGGGGCAAACTGGCAGGAAAGGAACAAGTGCTATGTGTTTCCCAGTGGGGCAAAGATTTATCTGGTTCATTGCCAAGACCGAAGGGCGTTGGATAACTACATTGGCGGTAACTATAATTTCATTGGGGTTGATGAAGCGAATCAATTTCCAGAAGACTGGATAGAAGAGCTGTCAACGTCGGCTCGTACCGACAATCAGCTACTGCAGCCGCAGATATGCTTAACATCCAATCCCGGCAATATTGGTCATATATGGTTAAAACGCAAGTTTATTGACCGCTGCCCACCTGTTGTTGCTGGAAAACCGAGATATAACGAACAGTTCGATGTTTATTATCAAAATCAAAAAACGGGTAAACCGTTTATCGACGAAGAAGGGATTAGTTATCACTTTATACCAGCGACAGTATTTGATAATCCGACTCTTCTGGATAATGACCCGAATTACGTCAGAAAATTGAAAAACCTGAATCCTGTATTGAGAGCCATGTGGCTGGAAGGACGGTGGGATGTTTTCGCTGGAACTTATTTCGATAACTGGAATCCCATGCATCATGTGATACCGAAAGCATATTTTCAATATGGTGTTCATTTCAAGAAGAATACCCACACCCTATACAGATTTTACGATTATGGCACAAAGGCTCCATTTGTCTGCTTGTTTGCTGCAGTTGACCGTGACGACAATATGATAATATTTGACGAAATAACCGAGACTGGGCTATCCGCATCCAAGCAGGTAAAGAAGGTCAATGAATACACTTGGGAAACTTATAAATTAAAACCAAATGATTTTGATGATGATATTGCTGACCCTGCATATTGGACGAAACATTCCGAAAAAGAAGGTATGTTATACTCACCAGCGGACTTTTATGGCGACGATGGAATCTTTTTATCTAAGGGCAATAATGACCGTAAATCTGGAGCTAAAATCGTCTATGAAGGGCTGGAAGCACCAGACGAAGGGGTTCCCCGTATTCGGTTTACAGAAAATTGTTTACAATGTATTGAAACATTTCCTAACTTACCATCGGCAGAAAATGACCCCGAAGACATTGATACCAAAGCGGATGACCATCATTACGATGCTCTGCGCTATGGTGCATTAAAAGTTCTGCCAAGCCTTGCTATATATGAAAAAAGAAAAAAAGGGTGGCGTTATCGAATAGGAAAGTCTGATTCTGATGGCAGCACTAACTGGAAAACAGCATAATGGCTAAAGACTCATACAACAACGACTCACCATCTGGCTCGCAATACGCAGCAGGGGTACTATCCAAACAAGCCGATAAGGTTTTAAAGTGTTGGAAATACAGCAGAGATTCATTCGAAGTAGCAAGAAAAGACTCTGAAAGGGCTGTCAGGTACGTCAATGGAGATTCTTACACTTCTGACGAAAGAACTAACGCTTCTAAGTATAAAAAACCATTACTTAAATACAATATAATCACACCGATAATCAGCACACTCGTCGGTAATGAACAATTAAACCGCAAAACAGCAAAATTTAAACCGACAACAATTGAGTCTGTACAAGTAACAGATATTCTGCAAGGCAGATGGAATGCAATTATCGACGAACAAGACCTTGAAGATAAACTGCAAATCGCATTTATTGATGCATTATCCACAAAGCTGGGAGGTTGGATTCAGAGGAGCTGGGAAGTGAATGAAGAAGGCTATCTGGATTTTAAATACGATGTATTGAATAATTTTCGTGTCTATGTAGACCCGGAAACACGGGCAAATGATTATGATTTAACACATTGCCGCTGGCTGGTTAAGGAAGGCTGGGAGTCTTTAGACGTTATTAGCGAACAATACAGCATTGACCCATACGACATGAAAGTTGAAAGGTCAAAGGCATGGTATCAGTCACTATCTGAAACTGTTCGTAGAATGACAGATAAGACCTATTCTTCGAATCTTGAGAATTATGACAAAATAAATGACCGCTACAGAGTCCTTGAGATGCAGGAGCGTGTCGTGATTAAAATGGTAAATGTTTTCGATGGTAACGATTACATGGTAATACCACGAAAAGAGTTTAAAAAACTTGAAAAGGATAACCCAAGCCTAATGGTTGTCAGGGAATTTAATAAAGACCAGATTCATACAACGACCATTATCCCCTATTTCAAAAATTTAATTGTCAAAGACGAAGACATGGAACAGCCAACGTCGAATTTTGACTGCTTCCCCGTCTGGAGTTACAACTACAATGTTCAGATAAATGAACAAACATCACTGGTTGACCATCTGCTTGATATTCAGGACGATGTGAATAAAGCTAAATCCCAAGTCAGGGACTATGTAACGCAGATACTGTCGGGTGGAGTTTTTATTGATAAGCGTGAAAAAGAAACAATTAAGGCTTTGAAGGAGAAAGGGAACCAGCCAAACATGGTTTATGAGTTGAACAACCCTTCCATTGTACCTCAAAGACTTTCTCCTTCATCTTTGCCGCCAGACATTATGCTGAATGCGGAAAACAGTGTGGCATTCGCACAACGGGTATCTCTGGTATCTGAAGCCATGAAAGGCGAAACAGCCCGTAGTGGAGAGTCTGGAGTTCTGTTCGAACAGAAAGTTCAGAGAGCTGCTGCTGCAATTAACCCGTACTTTAAAAATTTAAGTCGCTTAAGAAAGGTTTTGGCAAAAGATTTTGTGGATAATTTTAATTACGTTTATTCTGAGATGGATAGAGTTATCCGAGTGAAAGAAGAAGGCAAGTTCAACGAAACAATTATGAATCTAAGCGTAGGGGCGCAGGTATTTAACGATGTGAGAAACCCGTCGCTGTATGTCGAATTAGATGAAGGCGAAAGCAACATCACCCAGAAAGAAGATAATTTTAACCGTATGGTTGCAATGGCAAATCTGATTGGTTCAATCAATCCGCAACTCGTTGATATTAGAACACTTGTAGAAAATGCCCCAATTGTGGGTTCAGATAAATTTGTCGAATACATCGACCAGACCATGCAGATGCAGTCAGAAGCTGCACAACGTCAGTCAGAACTGGATACAACTAAACAGACTCTCGACAATATGAAAACAGAACGTGGTATGGTGACAGATGAAGAAAAATTAAGATTGGATGCTCAGAAAATTGGACAGGACAAAGCAAGGCAGGGTGCTGAATAGTGGCTGGTCAAAGTCTTGACCAGACATTCAAGGCAATATATTCTGCGATAGTCGATGCCCAAAACACAATCGAACAACATTATTTAGGAGAAATAACTCAGGATTATTTTGATGACAAAGGTTTTCCTAAGATGGTTACTATCATGTTGCCAAACTCGAAAGGAAGATTAGAACAGACAGATATACCAGCTATTACACTGGTTCCCCATAACGGGATGGCGATTAACAAAGTATCTATCAAAATGAAAGTAGCTTTAGGCTCAAATGGTGATACAAAACAATCTAAAGCTGTCACACAGGACAAACCAAATAAAATTAAGAAATTTTTCACTGATTTATCGAATAGAAATGGTACAAGAATGGCTGAAATAGAAGTGGTTTTTAATGGTAAAGAACCACCAGAAGGATTAGCACGGATAAAAGATTCTTTAATAAAAATAATACCAAACTAAAAAGCAAAAGAAGAGGAAAAGTAAAATGGCAGACCAAGACACATCAGTACAGGCTTTTGTTGGACTACCAATAGAAGATTTAATTTGCAACCCAATTATCGGAGCTGCTAAGGCTCAAAAAGAATTAGCTAAGGTTACCTTAGACTTCGTCGAAGAACTGGCTTTCTTGCCACCAAAAGACGATGCTAAACCCGGTGACCCAAGAGAAGCAAATATTGTTAATGTCGCATTAGACAGATTGACCAACTCAAGTACGACTGGAGCCGTTGCTCACGTTAACCAGCAAATCCAGATGCCAATGATTACTCTCGTTAACACTCCTAATTTTGCAATGGATACAATGGCGGTTGATTTTACAATGGAAGTAAAACAGCATCAGCAAGACACATCCAAAAGCCATAGCGACACAACAACCACAAAAGGTGCTGAAGTTAAAGCATCTGGAAGTTGGGGCTGGGGCAGTGCATCAGTAAAAGCGAATTACAGCACAACTGGTAATGTAAGTGCAGACAAAGAACAGACTCGTTCTTCTGACTTTTCTGCAAAATATCATGTGAATGCTACTGCGAAACAATTGCCACCAGCAGAAGGAATGGCTCGTTTTACTCAAATACTCGCATCCGTTATTGAACCGATTAACACATCAAGTGCTGCTGGCGAAGCATCACTGTAATAATTAGCAAGGGGCAGATATGGCTACACTAAATGAAAAAGATAAAAAAGCGGCTTATATAAAAGCAAAGAAGAAAAAGAAAAGGCTTTCAGGCAAAATTCCTAAACCAATAAGGAAGTACAGAAAAGTAAAAAAGAAGGTCAAAAAAGCAATATCTGGTGCATATAAAAAGGTCAAAAAGGGTGTTAAAGCGGTTGGTAAAGAATTAATCTCGCCTGATGATACGCCTAAAAAATTATGGGGTGAGTCCCGACCTAAAGAAAAAGTACCTGAAGGCAGGCTTATGAAAGAGCAGAAAGGTATGGATGATGTTCCTTTGTCACGGAGGTTGCGGAAAATGGAAGAAGAAAGCGCAAAAAATAAACCATATAATTTTTATACTAATCCAACGGGTTATCACAAAAAGAAGAAATAATATTGAGAAGTGAGTGAAAAAGTACAAACTGCTCGGAGCTATAAGGGGACTGTCGTTGATGATAATGCTGTGGTTAGTATTAATCTCAAATGGTTGGGGCAGCTACTTGTTCTGGTCGGGATGCTTGTTTACGGTTATTGGCGTATCGAGTCTCGATTGGGTAATCTTGAAGAAGCGATGGTCACGGCTGACGTTAAAATTGGGGATTTACTTGGCAAACACATCGTGGAAGAGACTCTACAGAGAGAGCAGTTAGAAGAGAAAGTAAATTTTTATGAAAAAGAATTTAACATTAACCCGCTGAGTTGGGGTAAAAGGAAAAAGAACAAATAATGCCTTTCAATGATATTATAGATATACCTATTATCAGACTTGAAAAAGTTGTTGAAAATGATTATGATGATAAAATTACATACACAAGGCAAGATGCCTTGAGAAATGTATACAGAGCAAAGAGAAGTAATATAATCAATAAAGGAAAGACAAATGGCAGAAAACCAAAATAGCGAAGTGCAGGTAGACCCTGCTCTTACACAAGAGCTTCAGCAACTTGAAGATAAATTTGAACCGAAGACAAATGAACAGGAAGCAACCGAGCCTTCTGTAAAACTTATTGAAAAAGACGGTGAGCTGTATATCAACAGCGAATCAGATGATGTTGTGAATGATGCAGACCCTGAAAAGGGAGAATCGAGTCAAGAATTAACACAATCGGATGAATACACCACCGATGGGAATAAACCATCACCGTTCCATGACAAATCGAAGGATGACCTTGTTGATATGGTAGTCAATGCACAAAAGATGATTGGCGACCAGTCCAGCGAAATTGGTGAACTTCGAAAGTTAACAGCTAAAGACGAAGATTTGTCTGAAGCTGAACTTTTGGAACGACTCTCTGCTAACGATGTTCAGGAAGCCCTTTCTACGGAAAAGGCTAAATTGGATGAAGTTGACCCTTATGATGCAGATGCTGTTTCCGAACAGCGTTCACTTATAAGAGAAATGGAAAACGACCTGATTAATAAACGGACGCAGGAACATCTCGAATCACGGCTGAATGGTCGTGATAATGAAGCGTTTGTTTCTACAATGAAACAACGGTTTAATACAGACGGGATTGAGGTATCTGATGATGAGTTTACTGCTGTCAGCGAGAGAGCGAAGGGATACACTGAAAATGGGCTGTTAACCGAGAGAGCCTACCACAAAGCCATGATTGATGAATTTGGGGTAGAGAAGGTAGCAAAGAACTACCAGATGTCAGGAGAGCGTAAAGCCAGACAAGACATTCAAAATGCTTCAGCCAAGCAAGTTGAAAAGGTCGATGTTCGTGGTACAGGCAAAAACGCTAAACTTATTCGTGTCGCTGACATGAATAGGAAAGAACTCCGAAGCACTCTCGACAATCTTTCAGTGGATGAACTTCAGAAACTCTATGGACAGCTTAATAGTTAATTAAAAACACAGGAGATTAACAAATGGAATCTACACAAAGTTGGATTGCAAATGTTGAAATTCTAAACTCTCTGCTCCGCAAAGAAAGTTGGTTTAATACTTTCTGGGCTAAGTTCTCTGGAAATGTGGACATCTCACAGGACGATAACGGCAACCCCGTTTATTCTCCTTCTGGGAATCCCATTGAAGTTCTGAACGACTATGTCGCTCAGGGTCGGGACAATATGCTCATTCCTTTCCTTTCTGAATTGTCTGGTTCACCAGTATATGGTGACACGACACTGAAAGGTACAGGTGAAGACCAAGCTATGAAGTGGCTGCGTGCGTACTGTAATCAGTCTCGTAAAGCGGTTATGAAAAAGTCTGGTTCTATGAGCGAACAACGCCAGAAAGTCTTTAAACTGATGGACGAAGCGAGACCACAACTTGCACGATGGTTTACTAAATGGGAAAATCAAGCGGTATTTCAATCCTTCTACGAAGGTGTATCGCCTAACCTTTCCACTGGTACTACATCCGATGGACTTGGTCTCCCTTTAAGATATCACCCGAACTGGTACATTAACGACGGTGCTGTTCTGACCGCTGTTGGTACAGCAAAGACACTCAAAACCAATGCACAGCTTGATGCTGCTATTGGTACGACTGCCGCTGGCTTACCTACTTGTGATACTGGTATGACCGCTGCAATTTTAAGGGCTTTACGCACTAAGTGTATGGCACTAAAAATTCCGCAAATGGAAACCGCTGATGGTCACAGGTTCTGGTGTATGGTAGTTCATCCTGCACAACTTGCTGGATTACAGGCAGATAGCGACTATAAAAATGCCCAACGCTACGGTTTTATGGGTTCTGGTGGTGCTAAAATGCCAGAACTTCATGGAATGGCTGGGTATTATTCTGGTTTTGCTATTTATGAAGATATCGTTGGAATCCGTGAATGGGACGAAGCTGGTTACTTTTTTGGAGCCACTACATCCACACGATTCGACGCTTCTGAAGTTTCACTTCATGCTGATGCTACTGGTGTACGGGTATACAATGCAGTTGTATTCGGTAAGAATGCAATGGGCAAAGCTGTTGCTAATGACCTTCACTTCACTTCTGAAGTGGATGACCATGCGAACACCATCGAACTCGGTGGTGCGGTAATCAACGGCTATAACCGTGCAGACTTTTTTGCTGAAGATGATGGTGGTGAAGCAAGTGGCGATGCGTTCTATAAGAACCAATCTGCTGCTCATGTTGCCGCTGAGTTGTCTTGTGTTAATCAAAGTTCGTTGATTTTTTCAACGACCGATGAGTAACAGGAGATAGATAATGGCTAAAAGTTCACATATGTTCAAAAATACATACGGTGATGAGACTATTTATATCACTTCAACTGGTAATTACGATTACAGTCAGGAAATTTGGCGTGGTGGAGATAAGACTATTTTGGTAAATGTTGCAATGGCTGATGGTAATTACATACGTCTTCCTGAAGCAACGACCTCTAATGGGGGTATGCATATCAAAATCGTTCTTGGAATCGCTGTACTTGATGACCTATATGTTGGTTTTGTAACAAGTATATTGCAAGGTGCAGCAACAGCTATTGGTGATACCGATGAGGCAGCCGGTGCGACAGATTCTGCAACAGCAATAGCTGATGCTGGTGATAGCTTTCTTAGGGTTCATTTTAATTTAGATACTGTAGCAAGTGCCGGTGGCACAGGTGGTACAGTTCTGGATTTTTGGTATCCGGGGGTAGCAAACAAGATAATGTATAGAGGAAATCTGGTTAGTGAAATAGATGACCCTACATTAGCAAGTCACTTTTCAACTACTGCAGTTAATGCGTAATAGTTAACAATCAAAAATTAGGGAGGTAATAGCCCTATATAAAGATTGACTTAAACATCGCTGTTTAAGTATGTTAAGGGGGGCTTTTTAGCCCCCCTAATCATTTAACAGGGTATTCACGGTCTCGCCCGACCTTTAAGCCCGACTTCAAAGGAGTGAATAAATGGCTGACATGAACAAATCCCCCAAACTACATAAATATTCCGTCCAAGAAAACCTTTCTCCAGCATTTATGGTGGAGTATGAGGTTAGTAATTCTGTTGTATCAAATGGCGGTGCTTTCACAACAAGCTCATATGGTGTACCAAGAGGTGTTATTGTAGGTGCAGAAGTAGGTGGAAGTGGTACGTTAACTATTACATTTGGTGACGATTCTACACATACGCTAACAAATGCAGCGGCAAAAGCAATATTTTTAAAAGGTGTTATTCTTCCATTAGCGATTAAATCTTGGGTTTTCAGTGGTTCTGAAACTGCCTTTGCTTTAATGGCGTTGTATTAAGGAGTAAGTTATGAAATTCGTAAGTGCGGCACATTTAACTGGTGGTGGTACAATATCTGGCGACCTGACCATTTCAGGTGATTTAACTGTAGAAGGTGGTGGAGGATTTTCATATTCAGAAGTATTAACTGGCGATATGAAGATTACCAATGCTGGGACTACATCTGGTCTTGAAATAGAACAGGATGGTGCGGGAACTGCTTTAAAAATAAATCAAGATGCAAATGCTAACGCTATTGATATAGATACAGAAGCAACAGGTAATGGTTATGCGATAAAAATAAATGATGCCAAACAAACAGCAGCCAGTGTTGTTGCAGCATACAATGCGGATGGTCTGACGACTGGTAGTGTAATGTACTTGCATTCTAACTCATCCAGTGATGCCGCTCGTAGCATCCTTCAAGTAGCTAACTCCAATGTTGCTGCTACTGCCGCCACTGTTTTATATATAAACCAAGACAGTTCAGCAAAATCAATATTTGTAGACCACGATATCGTAGCTGCAACTGTAGTCGCATCAGACACAACAGTAATGCACCTTGATTTTGATAGAGCTACTCAAGATAGTGGTACTGCTGCTCATAATGATATTGGAATTGATTTAGATGTTAGTTCTTCAAGTAAAGGAACTTCAACTGCCATAGGTATGGACATTGATGTTGTTGGTGCAGGCACTGGAACACAGACAGTTACTGGTCTTACTGTTAATGTAAGCGGAGGCAATGAGAATGTTGCTGGTGTTTTTGCTAATGCCACATCAGCCCCGTGTTTAATTGTCGGCAGTTCAGATATAGATGGTAGTACTGATGGCTGGGGTGGTATGCTATTTGGTAGAGCAAATACGACAGCGACATATAATAAGGCTGGTATTTTCTTTCAAAGAGATGGTAGTGATGGTCATCTTCGAGGAGATTTGATATTTGCAGTAGATGGTGCGGCTGACACTGGAAACGCAACTATTACTGATGCTGTTATGAAACTCGATGCCAACTCCCGAATCTCGCTATCGAATAATGATAGTAGTGGAGCAGTTGGGACAACATTATTTGGGTATTTAGCTGGTGCAAATATAGTAGCTGATGCTGTAAATAATACATTTATTGGGCATATTGCAGGAGGTGCAGGTACAATAACAGATGCCGCTGATTATAATACAGCAGTCGGGGCTTTTGCATTAACTGATTTGACGAGTGGCATAGGTAATACTGCTGTTGGTACGTGGTCTTTAACTGAAAATAAATCTACAAATTATAATACTGCTATTGGTTCGCAGTCTGGACAAAACACTGAAGGAGCAGATAATACTTATGTCGGTTATAGGGCTGGTTTTGGAGCGTCTGGAGCAGAAGCAAGTAATGTAGGAGTAGGTTCAAGTGCTTTGTTGGCTATTACTAATGGTACTAATAATATTGCGATAGGCTCAGGTTCTTCAATAGGATTAAAAGGTGGAGATGAGAATGTATCAATTGGGGCAAATTCATTAGCTTCGATTGTTGATACTGATAATAACGTAGCTGTTGGAAATCATTCATTAAGAAGTCTTGCAGGTTCTGCTGATAATGTAAGTATTGGGACACAATCTTCAAGATATATGTATGGTGGAAGTAATGTAGCAGTTGGTAAAGATGCTCTTAAAGGAGCGACATTTACTGATGCTACACAAGGTTCTGATATAACAAGTGGAACAAATATAACTATGGATGGTGCTAATGCTAATATCCTTGCTGGTATGGGAGTTAGTGGAACTGGTCTTCCTGATGGTGCTTATGTCGCATCAGTTGCTTCAGCAGCGGCAAATCCGCAAGTATTTGTAGTATCATCAAGGACTGGTACTGTTACTGGTGGTTCTACTCTTACATTTTATAGTCGAACAGAAGGCACAGTAGCGATTGGAACAGATGCTCTCACAGCCATCACAACTGGTGCAAGAAATTTGGCGGTGGGATATAGAACATTGATGACTCAAACAACGGGTGAAGATAATATTGCTATTGGTTATGATGCGATGCGGCTTGCAAATAATGGCAGTCAGGCAGGCAATATTGCCATAGGAAGTTATGCACTTGATGCTCTTACTACGGGAGGTTTGCATAGTTGTATTGCAATAGGTCTTAATGCTATGGGTGTTTGTGATAGTGGTACTCCAGATGGCACAGTTGCCATTGGAGCATCTGCTCTTGCCGCAAATACAGATGGCTTAGGCAATACTGCTGTTGGGTATCAGACTTTGTTAGCCAATGATGAAGGAGACTATAATACTGCTGTTGGGTATCAGGCTCTTATAACCGCAGATGATAATGCCGCTAATACGGCTGTAGGGTATAATGCCTTAAAAGTTGCTCATCATGGAACTGCCAATTATGGATGGAATACGGCTGTAGGTAAATCTGCTGGAAGTATAGTGAGTACGGGGTACAGAAATGTTTTGATAGGTCAAAATGTATGTTCTACTGGCACAAACGATTTAACAACTGGTAATAACAATACGGTAATAGGTACAACTGCTGAAGTCAGTGCTCTTGATGCCAGTAATCAAACAGTAATCGGTAAAGGTGCTCAAGGACAAGCAAACAACTCAGTAACACTTGGTAATGCTGATGTAACTGCTGTGTATATGGCATCGGATAGTGGGGCTAAAGTTCACGCTGGTGGATTAGGTATAGGAACAACTACTGTGCCTCATGGAGGAGTAGGTGCTGGAATAGTGGCGATAGAAGGCACGAATGCAAGTGTTGCCGCTGGGCCTCATCTTAATTTTACGACAGCTTCAGACGATTATCCTTTGATGGTACTCCAGCCTTGGACACATGATGATGTATCTGTTGTTTTTGATGCTTATTATGATGGAGCTTGGAAATCGTCAGACGCTGGTTCAAATTTTATGCTTCAAAAAGGCAGTGATGTTCTTAAAATGATGTACGATGATGGAATAGCCGCTGGTACTGCACTTACTTGGAATATAGGATTTTCAATGGCTACAACTGGAGTAATGAGTGGTGATTTTAATGATACTTCTGATGTTGCATTAAAGAAAAATATTAAAACATTAACTTCTGGGATTACTGAAATAAATGCTCTCCGCCCAGTATCATTTGATTGGATTGAAGAATCAAGAGGTAGCAATTCTGGTTTTATAGCACAAGAAATTGAAGAAATACTTCCTAATGATGTTAGCGGTAAAGACTATATAGAGCCAGAAGAAGGGGAGACACCTAAAAATATGGGCAAAGCAATCAATGTTACTGGAATTGTAGCTCATTTAGTAAAGGCAGTACAGGAATTAACAGCAAAAGTGGAAGCATTAGAAGCAAAATAATTAACTAACAAACAAGGAGTCAAACAATGGCTAAAGATAAAAAAGAAAAGCCAGTCTTGAATCTTGATGATAAAGAGTACATTATCGAAGATATGACTGATGAACAGAAAATGATGGTAAATCACATTAACGATTTACAAAACAAACAGAATACGAATCAGTTCATGGCTGACCAGTTATCCGTTGGTAAAGAAGCGTTCATTAATATGCTACGTACTTCATTAACTGCTGAACCTGAAGAAGCAGAAGCAGAAGCATGAAAATAAGCAAGTATTTCTCATGGGTTAATTCTAAGTTAAATGTCTGGAGTTTCTGGCATCTCTTAGGTGGACTATTCTTAACAAAGGTATTCTACTGGTTTGGATTTGCAGGCTTACAGAATATTGGATTAGTGTTTGCTATGGCAATCTTATGGGAAATCATTGAATATTATGTGGAAAATTGGAAGCCTTATGGCTCTGTGAGAGCATGGGCTGAAGATTCATTCCTTGATATATTCATTGCTACTGCTTGTGCATGGTGGGTGATGTTATGATAGTAAGAAGGTGTAGTCAGGGTCATCGAGTTAGGATTCATAGAAATACAACTCCCGGTGCTACTCGCACAAAAACATATGCAGATGGGTCTACTGAGACTCTGACGTACCCTTCGTCTTATACATACTTTGTTGATGTAGATGGTGACATAAAGAAGAGAAGCAACAGCTTCAAGGTAATTGAAGAGTTTTTTGTCGCTGAATGTGCTAAGAAACATGGTGATGGACATGGAAGATTGATAGTAGGTAAACATAATCTTGTTAATGGTGTTGCCACGACTCAAGCAGAGTATCCAACTATGTCATTGACTAAAGCAAAAATTAAAGATTTTTACGATAAACGTGGGATTTCTTATAGCAGCAGTGAAAATAAATCTGAATTGTTATCAAGAATTGTCATAAACATTGAAGCAAGTAACACAAAACATATAAGAAAATGAATTATGGAATTTATAGAATTATACGCAGAATATGGTGCGGTAGGAGTTGTAATAATTTTATTTGCTATCACATTTATAAAACAAAGTAAAGTGACTGAGACACAGGCACAAGCATTAAATTCATTGCAAATAGAAAATGAAGGTCAATCTAAAAATATTGAAAACATTGAGTCTATTCTACTTAAATTTTTAGACCGTTGGAACAGGTCTGACGATGTAAGAGACAGAAGACATGAAGACTTAGTAAAGGAAGTTAACGACATGAGTGATGTTTTAATGGAAGTTAAAGGTTCTGTCAGCAGAATCAATGGAATAAGATAATGGACAGTTTAAAAGTCACAGGGATAAGTACAAGTTTGGGATTAGTTTACTGGACAGATATTATATCAGGAGTATTAATGTGTGTAATGTTTACAGCACAGATTTATTATTTGTATTTAAAAACGAAAAAGATAAAGGAACAATAATAATATGGATAAACTAATGAAAATATTTGGAAAACTTCTTCCAAAATTGGCAAAGAAACTTGTCATGAGTAAAAAAGATGTAATTCTTGCAAACATGAATAAGAAATTGAACTTACCCTTGCTTGATGAACAAGATGAATTGGAGTTGTTAGAAGGTGTTTGGTCTTGCCTTGAAGAAGCTCTTGACGAAGCAGAAAAGTAAATACAATGAACCAGCGGCAAATATATAAATTAATAGATGATGTTCTTTGGAAGATGGGAATGCATTCGGATGAGGCTGTCGAATTAGTCTTTTTGACTGGTCTTGTTGAGTCTGGTTATAAGTATATCTCACAAATAGGTTCTGGAATAGCGAGAAGTTTTTGGCAAGTAGAGAGTTTCACAGCGAAAGATTGTGTAGATAATTACCTTTCTTTTCGTGAAAGTTCCTTAAAAAAGTGTTGCAGCGCAATGCAGAGGAAACCACAAACAATTCTCGATATGAGTCAAGATGAATTGCAAGAATTGCTTTGGCATGATATGGCAGCAGGAGTGGTTTTTTGTCGATTAAAATACAGAAGAGACCCGAACCCGATACCAACAGACATAAATGAAATTGCACAATATTGGAAAAATGTATATAATACAAAATCTGGAGCTGGGACAGTAAAGCATTTTTTATCAATGATAGAGAAGAGGAAAGACAAATGAAAATAGGGATATTGGACAGAGAAACCGTACCAAATGCACCAACATCTAAGTTTCTGACTAAAGATGAGATACAGAAGTTTGATTCAGAATGGATATGGAATCGTCAAAGTTTTATTTTTAAATACAACATACCTTTGATGGTTGAAAGAAATGCGGCAGAAGTTCTTGTTGATAAATATGAATCGGTGCATTTTTATGATAAAAAAGATGATTACAATAAAATCAAATATAATGATTTAAAGAAGCTCGCAAAATCTAAGGGACTCCCTTATAAAGAGACTTTTATTAAAAAAGAATTATTAATAGAAAAAATCATAGAGTTAGATGGCTGATAGAACGATAACATACTTTGATGTCGTGCAGGAGATACTTAAAAGAGTAAATGATGCAGATGGCGATGTTTACCTCGATAGAGCAAAAACATTGGTATATGAAGGCATTTCGTCATTAGCAATTAGTGAAGGTGTGACTAAAGATGATATTGTAGGAATCTTGAAATCGGAAACAGTTGATGTCTCAGAAATTCCATCACCTAAATATAAGTTGCAAATTAAAGGTGCAGACAAAAATATAGAGTATAATCCAGCTAAGATTATAAGTATTGTTGACGACATTACTGACCCACAAACACAAAATCGTTATATTGAAATATCGTTATCAGAATTAAATCGTTTAAATGACGCAGATTATCAACCATTTAATGACGAAATATTTTATTATCAGCGAGGAGATTTTATATATTTTCATCCACAAGAGGGAATGATTACACAAAAATTTGTTATCACTTATATTGCAGAGCCAGATAGTTATGCCTATGTTGATTCTACCAGTGATTTTTTTTCTGCATCTTTTCTTGATAGGTTATATTCATCCAATTTTATATATAAAGTAGTTGATTATGGTGTAGGCAGGATAAGGGAACAGCAAAGCGGAGAATAAATGATTTACAAAGACATACAAAGAGAAATCGGCAAAAGGCTTGGAGACCCAGACCTTAAAAGATTTCGTGGTCTTATAAGCCAGTGTTTTGTAGATAGTATGTGTTCGGTTCTCGCCAAGGAAGAAGGTTACAATATGGTTGAGATACCAGATTTAATACAAGAGATAGAACACACATTAGCCCTTGAAAATTCTCAATATACAGTATCGTTGCCGTCACTTGCTGCATCGGGTAGTGTTATAAGATTTTTAGATGTTTTTCAAAAACCAGACGAAAATTTTACATCTGCCTTAACGCTGAAAGAAGTACCGAAAGAAGAGTATAAGCGTATGGCTCTTGAAGTGGCATTCAGACCAACATCTGAAGAAGTATTCTATTTCAGGCGTGGCAATAATATCTATTTTGTTTCTGGTCAAATAGCGGATGATGAGGTAGGGATTAGTGTTGTATTTCAATTCATTGAAAACCCAAATCCAGATGATTGGGATAGCAATACAGATTTAATTACTGATTTGAATTATTCGAGGAATTTTATTTACAGAATAATATCTGAAACGGTGGTTAACATATCCAATTTACCAGCATATGCTGGTCAGCCAGCTCAAGAAGGGGCTTATAGCTAATGCCACAATTATTTCTCGAAAACCCGAAACAAGTAACAACTCCAGCCGTAAACGACCCAGTCCATCTTGCGAATATTGAAGAAGGTAAAGCGACTCAGATAGTTCCATTATTATTTTATGATGTATATCAGGATATTGCTTTAGAACTGCCTGAGCAGCCGAATATCTCAATTGTCAAGGCAGAAGTAAACAAAGTAATCAGAAGAGTTAACGATGAAATCGGATTATGGAGACAGTTAATCACAGTCTCTCCATCGACCTTTAATACTTCAATTGATTTGATGTCAACGACTGTAATTCAATCAGAAACAACTGATGAGATAGAAGATTATGGCAGATTTAATCATGGTTGGGACTATTTTTCTACTGATAATAGATTACGCCTTGATGACACAGTTATAGAAGTGGAAGAAGTATATCTTGATAATGAAGAATGGGAACAGGTTACATACGCTAAAGTTAAAGATAGTAATAATTCAACAGAAAAATACTGGGCGCAAATTGGTCGATTTATTTTTTTCCCAAAAGACTTATCTACATCATCAGAAATCATTAGATTACGAGTAAAAAAATCGTATTCTTTCATTGAAAACGTGGTAGGAAAAGATGCCATAATAGATTTGCCAGAAAGTTATAGGCAGTTATTAATATCTGGGGTTTTATATTCATTGACGGCAAGACCGAAATACAAAGACCCAGATATATTTGGAGTGAATAAAGAGGTTTTCGATATGGAATTAAGTTCATTAAAGAGGCAATATGCAAACTTAGAAGCAACATATATGTCAAGAGACATGACATACAAATATTAGTAGGGGTTCAATATGACTGATTTTCTAAAGGGTAACACGCCATCGGCAATCTACCAGCAATTATTGGGTGTAGGGGGAGCAGCAGACCATGCTGGGTTAACGGCATCGTTAAAATCTGTATTCACAGATGATGGGGCTGGAAGTAGCAACGCTTCGTCAGTAAAAATATCTACAACTGCGTTAAGGGTTGAATCATCAAATCAGTTACGATTCCGTGATGATGCTATATATATATATAGTTCTGGGGATACGATTTTAAATCTTGTTGCTGATGGAGAGATTGATTTAGCCACTGCGACTGTTGATGTTAACGCTACCACATCCTGTACTATTGACAATACCAATACTTCAAATGGTGTTCAAATTGGTGCTGGTGTCAGTGGGATGCCTATTACACTTGGTCATTCAACTTCAGAAACCACAGTAGCGGATAATTTAACCGTCACGGGTACGACTGCTCATACGGGAGTTGTAACGGTGGCAACTGGTGTCAAACTGCAATTCGTTGATGGAAATGAATATTTATCTGGTGACAGTTCTAATTTAACTCTTGGTGCTTCGTCTGACATTAATTTAACGGCAACTACGGATATTAATATCCCTGCTAATGTAGGTCTTACTTTTGGCGATGATGGTGAGAAGATTGAAGGTAATGGTACTAAATTAGATATTATGAGTAGTGGTGCATTGGAACTTACTGGTGCAGCCGCATCAACATGGAAAACAACCGCTGGATTAATTAATATAGATTCAGAAGCATCAACCGTTGAAATAGATGGTCATAGTGGTGTCAATATCGTAGGAAATGCCGCAGAAGTTGATATTACGACATCGGGTGCAGTAGACATTAATTCTGCTGGATTCACATTAGATGGAACAACCTTGTCTATAGATGGCACAGATGATTCTAATGTGACTGTTACTGGTTCAGGAAAAGATTTAACTCTATCAGCCGTAGGTGGTGGAACTCAGCAATTGATAATGTCTTCTGCTGGAACCGCTGCTGATGCATTAACAATTACTGCTTCTGCTGGTGGTATTGACATATCTGCAAGTGGAGCAGCAGCAGGTGAAGATATTGATATTGTAGCAACGGGTTCTTCTGTAAAGATTACATCAACCGAGAATGTTGCTGATGCGATTGTATTAAGTGCTACTCAGGGGGGTATAGATATTTCAGCTATGGCATCTGCAGGTGAAGATATTGATATTACAGCCACGGGTTCATCTGTTAATTTAACATCAACAGAAAATGCTGCAAACGCCATTTACTTGAGGGCAAATGGTGGCACAAGTGAAACAATTAAGATTTATTCAGACCAAGGGACTGGAGCTACTTCTGTGTACTTATTATCTGATGTTGGTGGTATTACAATAGATGGAGATACAGACCACGGTGTAAGAATAAATACGAATGTAAGTGCAGCTCCAGTTGTAATTGGTCATAGCACATCTGAGGTAACGGTAGGCGATAATTTAACGGTAACTGGTGATTTATCAGTTAGTGGTTCAATAAGTTATGCCGCATTAGCTGTATCGGCTGGTACAATATCAAGAATAACATTAAGCAATACTGATGAAGAAAATGGTGCTGGAGGTCGTGATACTGAATTATTATTTAAAGGTGAACTTGGAGCTGGAACAGTACATGAGTTAGCGGCTATTACCGTATCTCATCAAGGCAGTTCTGCTGATATGCATGGTCAGATGCATTTTAGGCTTAATGACTCATCTTCAGGTGCTTCTCTGGCTGCTATTGATGGGGCAGATGATGTATTAACTCTTACCTATGATAAAACAGCGACATTTGGTGGCGCAATTGCGGCTGGTACAAATGCGATTACTTGTGGACAATTAAATGCAGACAACTTAACACTTGATGGTAATGTACTGAGTTCGACAGATACCAATGGTGATATTACTTTAACCGCCAATGGTACTGGTGGGATAATGATGTTGAATACCAACGCTCCCGGTCTTTATTCTACTTCTATCGGGAATGCTGCTGATGCTGATGGAGATTATGCATTTGCCGCAGGTAGGAGTGCAAGGGCAAGTGGTACTGATTCGGTATCTATTGGAGACTCCAATACGGCTTCTTCTACTAATAGTATAGCCATCGGAAACACCAATACAGCTTCGGGGCAGGATACTATAGCTATTGGAAATTTATGTGTGGCATCAGAGTCTTATGGAATAGCAATGGGACTTGGAGCGAAGGCAGACCGAAAACGTGAATTAAGTTTTGCCGCAGGATATGCATCTGCCGCAGGAGACACAAGAGTATCAAGGTTCCATGATTATGACCGCCATGCAATATCAAGTTCGTGGCAAAATATAGATGGTTTGCAGGGTGGTATTACACTTCCTTCAGACGGGGTGGCTATGGGTACAACACTAATTGTTGGTTCCTCTACGGGTGCAGCCTTGACAATTGGTTTTAAAATTGATTGGTTGGCAGAAAACGATGGTGGCACATATACGATTGTTCAACAAAGTTTAACATCTTTGGATAGTGAAGATACATCTATAAATGCTCAGATGGCTATAAGTACCAATAGGATTGTAGCTCAAGTTACAGATGCTGCCATAACAACCACGATGCAATGGTCAGTAAGCACTACATTAGTTCAACATAACTGGTAACAGGAGTAGGTAAATGGCTAAAAGGGCATTACCTCTCCTTACGGGTGGGCTTAACGACGTAGCCCGTTCTGACCTGATAGACAATAGTCAACTTCAGGAATGCCTGAATTACGAGATTTCTGGCGATGGTTTACTGAAAAGAAGGACAGAGCAAGAGACGTTTGATGATGATTTAAACGATAAACTTTCTGAGTTATTCATCATTGTCAAAGTTATTTCAGAACCGTATTATTTTGTAACCGATATTGACCTTACCAACTCCGACGGATATACATTAAACTCTGATTATATTATACTTGCGTTTGGTTATAACCACACAATAGAAAGTGGTGAGATAACGAATGAAACATATGAGATGCATACATTGTATAAGGTTGGTGATACATGGACTAATGCAGCTCAATATGCTGTAGGTGGTGTAGAAACAAATTTAAATACCTTATTGACCGATGCTGGCATTGCATATACTGCTGAGTCTGATGTCCAATTTGTTGTGTCAGATGACAGGATTATTATTACTGACAATGTTAATAACGCCCATTTTGTAACGATAGATATAGATGGTTTATTCAGAGCTGGGAAATTAGGTATGCCAGCTCCTAAAAATAAGGCAAGGGTAGAGCATATCACTGAGTGGGATTCTTCTTTATTTGAAGAAACATCCACAGACGCAAGGTTATCACAGATTGGTTTATTCCAATGCACATATACTGCCGTCACAAAAGCTGGTGATGAGAGTAATCCATCTCCCCTATCTGATACACTGGATATGCAATTTTTTAAGATTGATGCTAATGGTGCAGATGAAAGGTGGATTGATAAAGTATCTATTACTGGTTTATCAGTACCAGACATCCCTGAAAATGATTTAGAAGATTTAAAATATTTCAAAGTTTATATGCGTGTTATGCGTTATTCTGAAGG